TCATCATTAATCCTTTTAAATAATCGAGTACCAAGATAGTTCTGTATATGAATATCCTGAGCAATTTTAATAAATTGTATAAATTTATCAGTATCAATGTTCCCATTTAATGCAGTAAATTTTACAATATCATCACGTGTTATAAATAGTGCCTGCATATCTGTTAGTTTTTAAATCCCATTTTATCCCAATATTCTTGTGTGTAACCTTTTGTTGGCATATCAGCAGGCTTCATAGATACTTCCTTTTCGTTTCTAATTCTATATCCGTACTTTTCAGCTATTCTATTGCTTAATGGTTTAGCGTTTGGATTTGTAGGGTCTACTTTTACACCTTGTAAATTTGCGTAAGTTCTTCGCAACCATCGATGTTCACATCTCGGCCCGCCTTTGTATAACCAAACATCCACAAAATCAGAACCTTTAACACCAAAGCCCGGATTTACTTTTTGATTTTTCATAGCTATAATATCTTCTTTACGATATACTTTATCTGCATTTAACATTTTATTGCAAAATTCTCTTTCACCTGTTAAATTACCGCTATAAACGTAACGTGTAATAAAGTTTACACCATCAATTACTTTATCTTGCTCAGGACTTTTAATGTTTGGCCTTGCAGTTCCTGTACTAACAAAATTCCATACTTTAGATAAAAGTGATTTATCTTCTTTTTTCTGATTAATAAAGTTTATTTCAGCATCTAATTCTTCTTCTGCATCGTAATCTACTTCTGTTTCATCAATCAATAACCATTCTTCACCTAATACTTCGCCTTTGTTTATTAATTCATCAGCTACTGATTCAGAACCTAAACAAGTGTGTGAACTTAAACCTGTTTCTTCTGCTACTTGTTCTTCTGTAGTAGTATTTTCTAAATCAGTAAATTCTAAAGGTTGAATAGTTTTAAAGTATAGTTTTAAAGAAATACCATTAACTGCTAAAATTTCATCTAAAGCAGCACATATTTCTTCTTGGTATGGTTTAATAACAATGTTATCCATTAACAAAGTAGCAGTTTTAATTTCATCTGCATTATTACCTAAACCACCATCACCTGTACGTACTCCTAATAACATAGGTGAAGTTACTCTATGTCCTACAATTAGTTTTTCAAAACATTCTTTGCTTAAATATTCGTAGTGTGCAGGTGCATCAGTTAAAGGTAAATCATCAACTGTAGTTTTACTTTCTGCATTAGCATTAAAAGCTACAATTACTTTTTCACCCCTTGCACCGGTAACTTTAGATAGAACATCACTTTTTATTCTATCACGCATTTCTTCAGAAGGAATACCATTGTTAAAATTGATAACTTTAGTACCACTAAATCCGTTTGCAATATCGTTTATAAGGTAATCACCTATTTCTTCTTCTAAATAAGCATAAGGTAAAGCACCTGAATAATCTATTGGTGTATAGTAGTGAAATCCACTAACGTAAGGTTTTACAATATAAATTTCTACTTCGTTTCCATTTCCAAAACCAAAAGCAGGAATCTTTTTAGGTTCTTCACTTGGTTTTTTCTTTGTCCAATCAGGGAAGTAATACCAATTTTCAATTTCGCCTTTATCGTTGCATTTTTCCGCCCTTAAGGTATGCATAGGGAAGTGAGTGATGGATTTAACCGACTTTTTTTCCATTACAACCTGCATTGCAGCCATTCCTAATAACTTGCGTTCTAACGCTACCTTTTTTAAACAATCGGGTTTAATTAAAGAAATCATTTGCGCATACTCATTAGGCTTTTTATTAGCATCTAATGCACCAATACCTTTACCATATATCATATTAGTAATACCTGTAATAATAGCACCATTTGAAGTACTATACAGGTATCTATCTATTAAATACTGAAAGTAATTGAAGCAGAAGTGTTTGAACCTGAAGCAGCCGTATTCATTGTAAATGGTGAAGATAGAATTGCTTTGCCTGTAGGAGAATACAAACTTGAAGATGGCAGTGAATTAAAAGTTGAAGTAGAAGGTGTTATTGCTTCTATTGAAATGCCTGAAGAAGAAGTTGTTGCACCTGAAACTGAAGAAGTAGAAACTACTAATGAAGAAGAAATGAGTGCTGCGCCTGCTACTCCTAAACGTGTAGTTGAATCAATCACTAAAGAAATGTTCTTTTCTGAAATTGAAAAACTACGTGCTGAAATTGCTGAATTAAAATCAGTAAAAGAAGAAGTACAATTAAGTGCTGAAGTTGATGTACAACCATTAACACATTCACCTGAAGTTACTTCAACTGTTAAATTAAATAAAATATCACCTAATCGAGCAATGTCTACACAAGATATTGTAATGTCTAAACTTTTTAACTAAAAATAAAAAATGGCTACTACTACTTCTATTACTTCGACCTATGCAGGCGAATTTGCAGGAAAATATATTTCTGCTGCATTACTTTCAGGTTCTACTATCGCAAATGGTGGAATCGAAGTTATGCCAAACGTAAAATACAAACAAGTAATTCAAAGAATTGCTACAGATGGTATTGTAAAAGATGCTACTTGTGATTTTGATGCTACTTCTACAGTTACATTGACTGAAAGAATTTTGCAACCTGAAGAATTCCAAGTGAATTTACAATTGTGTAAAAAAGACTTTCACCAAACTTGGGAAGCTATCACAATGGGTTATTCTGCCTTTGATACTTTGCCACCTTCATTTGCTGATTTCTTAATTTCACACGTAGCTGCTAAAGTTGCTGAAAAAACAGAGCAAAACATTTGGAAAGGTGTTAATGCTAATGCCGGTGAATTTGCAGGTCTTGTAACATTGGCTACTGCTGATTCTTCTGTTATTGATGTTGCTTCACCTGCTTCAGGTGGTATTACTGCTGCTAACGTAATTGCTGAACTTGGAAAAGTTGTAGATGCTATTCCTGCTGCATTGTACGGAAAAGAAGATTTGTACTTATACCTTTCACAATCAGCAGCCCGTGCTTATGTACGTGCTTTGGGTGGTTTTGGAGCTTCAGGTTTAGGTGCTAATGGTACTAACAATTTGGGTACACAATGGTGGAACAACGGAAGTTTGTCTTTTGATGGTGTTAAAATCTTCGTTGCAAACGGAATGGCTGATGATTACGTAATGGCTGCACAAAAATCTAACTTATTCTTCGGAACAGGTTTGTTATCAGACCAAAACGAAGTTCAATTAATTGATATGTCTCCAATCGATGGTTCACAAAATGTAAGAGTTGTAATGCGTTTTACTGCTACCGTAAAATACGGAATTGGTAGTGATATTGTATTGTAAACTCCTGCTGCATAATCATAACAAATAAACAAGAAAAGGGTGGTGGAATAAACACCACCTTTTTTTTTATTATTACTTCAAATAAAAAAAGATAATTAATATTATCAATAACTTATAAAAATATATAAAAATGGCTTGTGATTTAACACTTGGAAGATTAGAACCCTGTAAATCAGCAGTAGGCGGTTTAAAAGCCGTTTATTTTGTGAATTGGGGTGATGCAACAGGATATACATACAATGGTACAAATACAGATGTAATTGATACTGTTACAGGTACACCTACTGCATACAAATACGAATTAAAAGGAACAAATAGTTTTGACCAAACTATAACTTCATCACGTGAAAACGGAACTACATTTTTTGACCAAAGTGTAAAACTACAGTTGAAAAGTTTAGATGCAGTTACACACAAACAAATTAAACTACTTGCTTATGGTCGCCCACAAGTAATTGTAGAAGATAACAACTCAAACTTCTTCTTGTGTGGATTAGAACACGGAATGGATGTTACAGGTGGAACTATTGTTACAGGTACTGCTATGGGTGATTTATCAGGATACACATTAGAATTAAAAGGAATGGAAAGAGTTCCTGCTAACTTCTTAGGTGATACTTTAGCTGATGTAGGATTTACTGTAGTTTCAGGAACTTAATTTATTCTTACAATTTAATTAAGGGTGGCAATAGCTACCCTTTTTTATTTTAAAACAATTTAGACTTTTATTTATTATTTAATAAAAAATAGAATGATAGTTTTAAAGGATTCTACATACTCACAAAATTTTAAGTTTATGCCACGTAGTTGTAATATTACTTCTATGGTGTTTAAAGATGAATTAGCGAATGTAGAACACGAAATAGAAAATCCTGTACTTGTTAAAGAAAAGTATTGGATGCAATTTCAAGAAGATTTAACGTTTGAATTTTTAATAGATGGTCGTACATATGCTTTAACTTGTTTTGATGGCGCAAATGTCGTTTATAGAGATAAAGTAATGTGTACAAATCAATCTATTTCTACTTATACAATTAATCAGGGTGTGTATGTTCAAAATGCTACATCTAATGAATTTATAATATATGACTAATAATATTTCAGTTGTTAATTTATCGGCTTATACTTCACCCGAAATTAAGGAGAATAAAAAAGCTAATTATATTGTGAACCATCGATTGGCGACATATCAATTAATTGAACTTCGTTTTGGTCTGATAACAAACCTGTTCCGAAGAATAAGTTTGATTTTTGTGCAGCCATTACGTAATCATCAGCCATTCAGTTTT